TGAGATTTCCTGTTACGTTGCCTGTCACGTTTCCTGTAAGTGGACCTACAAGAGATGTACCTGTAATAGTTGTACCTGTAATGGCTGCTGCAGTAGTACCACCAATTACCGTGTTATCTATAGCACCGCCGTTAATATCAACAGTAGTAAGTGTAGATGTACCTGTAGCTGTAAGGGTTGTAAACGTACCAGCAGCAGCAGTTGTTCCACCAATAGTAGCAGCATCAATTGTACCACCGTTAATATCTGCAGTGTCAGCTACAAGGCTATCAATGTTAGCAATACCATCAATGTAAAGATTACGCCACTCAGATCCTGTAGCACCTAAGTCGTATGTATCGTCAGCAGAAGGAAGAAGTGCAGAAGAAATATCAGCAGTAAAGGTTACAGTGTCAGTAGCAGCATTGCCTAAAGTAGCATTACCATTTACTGTAAGGTTGCCTGTAATCGTAGCATTCTCGTCAACTTGCAATGTGTCAATGGTGGCAGTACCATCTAAGTACAAGTCTTTAAACTCTAGGCTAGATGTACCAAGATCAATATCGTTATCTGTGACAGGAGTGATAAGACCATCTTGAAATCTAACTTGCTCTACGGCTGCAGCAGATACCTCTACAAATACACCAACACGATTATTTGATGTATCTATAACTACTTTATTAAGTGCATCTGAATCAGCAATAAGGGGTACGTATGCGCCCTCTGCTGCAGTACCATCGTGCTTGTGTCCAGTTGAAGCATTAAACGCAGCAAGTACTTGGTCAAACTCTAGGTTTAACGGGTTAGCTCGTACAACGGCTGTTGCCACAATGTCTGCTGAAGATTGTCTTGTATAACCTGCCACTTTTTATCTCCTGTCGCCTGTGCCATACAGTATGGATACGGCCTGTATTGTATGACTTGGGCTTGTACTATTGGTAACGTAAGATACCGAAATAGAATCCCCTGATCCACTTATATTTGTTGATCTTGTTGGTGATGGGTTACCATCATATATGTCTGTTGTATCATAGATTGTAGATGCGTTGTCAAATAAAGAAGCTGCACCTGCAGTAGTCAATGAAAAGTTTTCTGGTGTAGCTATCTCAGAGTCACCAAAGTTAAAGTCTATACCAACGTTAATTAAGGCTTCACCTTCAGTTTTAAGAAAGGTCTTAACTTTATAAAATATCTTACGAACTTCTGGATCACCCATAAAGTAATACGGAGTTTGGTACACACTGAATATTTCAGAGCCAGCAAATGAATCACCTTCTTCTTGCTTATGTACTTTACCCGTACTGTCTCCGTGTAATACAAACTCAAACTGACCTATGTAACCACTAGCTACTGCTGTTGCTTCAACACCTACAAGCTGACTATACTCAAATGTAGACTGTGCTGTTGGGCCTTTACGTATAGCTGCCAGTAGTGACAAAGAAGTGTTAGCTTCAAAGAATAATCTAAACTGTGACTTTCTTCGTATCACAAGAGCTTTAAGTTTAGTTACGTCCTCGTTAGCTGTGTAGTTCTCAAATGTTTTTTGAATCTCACGAGAAACAGTTTCAAGTTCAACGTCACCAATACGTGATGTACCTGAAATAGGACGAATACCATCTGACCCTAAGAAGATAATATCACCACCAAACTCTACCACAGTATCAGGTGCAACACAACCCAAGTCATTCGTTACGTTTTCTACTGTAAAGTTAGAATAGTTATCACCTATAATACGTTTGATCTGGTTCTGACCAAATACATAAAGTTGGTTACGAAAAGATTTTAACTGAGTTACAGTAAAGCCTATGTTGATTACACCTGCACCGTTTGCTGGATCAAAGTCTGTATCTGCATTAGGAGCAGAAAAATATATGTTAAAGGGTTCTGCAGGATCGCCAGCTAACCAAAGGTGATTTGCAAAGGCACTAGAAAACTTAGGATCTGTTGGTGCATTTGCATGGGTAATCTGCGTATATGTTGTACCGTTATACTTAGCTGCAGGATTAACACCATCAGTCAGCAATAAGATTTCTTCAGTCCAATTATAACGTTCAAATCTTACTACGTCAACCCCTGTCATTGTAGGGCTACCTGCTGTAGTAACTGCAGTCCAACCTATTACAGTAGGAGTACTTGACACTGTACCTGTTGCACTTGAGTCTGCACCTGTAAGTACGTTACCTGTAGCAAATACATTATCTGGTATTCTACCAAAGTTTACTACAATAGCATCTGCAGTTTTAGATATTACTGTACCTGATGCTGTGACCCCAGCCCCTGTAACAGTTTCTCCAACAGTAAAACCTGAACCTTCTCCTGTACCTAATGGTACATCATAGTAGTGATTATACCAATGCAGATAGTTGCTACCAGAAGAAGGTGCTCTACACCCAAGTACACCCTGATTAATATCACCGTTGACAGAAAGTCCTAATACTTTACCTGTACCGGGAAGTGTACCATAAGAGTTTTCAAAACCACTTATGCGTCTATACCCACCCTCAAGTGAAGGCTCCATGTTTACAAGACGTACCGCACTACCTGAGAAGTTGTTTGACTGTGTAAGTGGATCAACGTTAGTTACAAGTCCACCAGCCATAACAGACACATATGTTTGTAATGCGTCAGACATTGTTAGAATCCATCAGATACTGCACCAGAAGTGGCTAAGGTAGACCCAAGTTGACTATTACTAAGGGGTTGTTTAATTACAGTAGATCTAATATTAATAGGAGGATCTAGGATAAGCCTACGCATCATATCAATACCATCTAAAAACTTTTTCTCGTGCATAGCTGCACTCTGTTCGTTAGATCTAAACATCATCATGTACATCATAGCGCCATCTATAATAACATGTTTAAAACGATCTGGTACTAATGCAGTATCGCTACTAGCAGTTAAGTCAGCAGGGTACTTCCAATATCTATACTCAATAACGTAGGCAGCGTCAGGGATAGGTGTAACGCCAAACTTTTCTTCTTGTGTCATAAATACATAATCAGGATCGCTTCTAGCTCCTTCTCCACCTAAATCTTCTAGTGGTTTAAGAGCGGATATATACTGATCAAAAGTAACAAGAGTTAATTTCTTAGGTGTGTTATTCTCAGAGGATAACTGCCTAATGTAAAATGTATCCCAATCTGCTTTGGAATAATCTGCAGGGAAGTCATACGTTCCTGTTCCTGCTGTAAGTGTTTGCGTTGTTGTAGTCAACGTAAAGGGCCACTCTTGTGCGTCCTGAAGCATCTGTCTTATAGATGAGTTGATAGAATCTTTAGCAAGAGCTTGCACGTTCTTAACTGAAGTAAACTCAGACTCTGTAATCTGAACTTCATTAAGTCTACGTAACAGTTCGTTTGTTAGATTTATAAAAGTTGCCATTATTATGTCCGTCTTGCAGGAGTGTAATATAAACGTGCAGATAGTGTAACATCAAAAGAAGCAGAACCACTATGTTTAAATACTAATACTTTATCACCTTCATGTAAAAACAAAGGACCACTTGAAATGTAATGTTCGTGAGAGTTTCCAGGTATAGATTCGTTTCCTACAAAAAACTGAAAAGTGCTGTCATCTGCATGAAATATTTGTATTCCTATGTTAGCAGTAGATGAACTTTCATTAGCTACCATAAGTAAAACTATTTCAGCTTCATGGCTGGCAGGACACGTAAATAAAGTGTTAGCATTGTTAGGACTGCCAGAGGTACTAGCAGACGTAGCTGTTACGTCTAAAAACTCAGATGCAGTCCTAAAATTAATGCCAGCCATTATAAAATTCCAGATGAGTTTAAGGGGCCACCCTAAAGCAGCCCCCTAAGTTTATTTATGCGAGGTAGTCACGAGAGACTTCATCAGCACCTTTGTCGGAACCAATGGAATCAACATCCATCAGCATTGCCCAAACACGTACTTTACCTGCTGTAGAAACAGTTGTCGCAGCTTGAATTAGAACATCAATAGTGTCTGATGATGTAACCAAGATAGGACATGCAGTGTTTGCTAAGGTTGCATAGTCACCTGCAGAAGCAGAATCAAATGCAAAACCGTCGACAAATGCATCAACGTCACCGCCTGTAATACCGAGGTCAAGAACCGTACCAGTACCACCTGAAGGTGTTGTTGTACATTCCATACCTGCAGCCATTACCATTGTGTTTGCACCAACAGTAATTGCTTCAATGATGTCTGCGGCAGCTAGGGCAGAACCCTTAGCAGTTGCTGCTGCAGCCAAGTCGATTTCTTTTTCGACCAGATATGGTTTGTTAGATGGATTACCACGTCCACCAGCCGCTTTAGAGAGAGTTGTTACAGTAGCCATAATTTATACCTCCCTTACGCTGCGTTATACTTGGCAGTAACGATTGCTTCTGGACGAAGAATCTTACGACCGTATAGGTGCATACCACGAACAATGTCAGCGAAGCTGTCAGGGTCACGATATGTTTCCGTTTTACTGATTTGCTCTGCAGTTGCAACAGCAGAATCATGACCAGCAACAATAACGCCGTAGTTACTGTTTTGGTTTGCAGAGCCAGTTGTACCTGGTCCTGTACCTACAGATGGCAAGTTGCTAGATGAGTATACACGGAAGCCGTGGAAGTTTGCAACAGTCAGACCATTGCGAAGTCCACCTGATTCACCGAAGTCTGCATTGAAGAAACGTGAGTCTTCGTCAGCAAGAAGTTCCATGAATACTGGGTCAACTACAAGCCAACGACCAGACTTGTCTACTTGTTGTTGGTCAAGCAAACGAGCCATACGA